ATCAATTAAGTCACCCTCGTTTCAGTGTTAATGATGGCATCGGTCTCGCGAATAGGCATACCGCGATAGGACATGACCTCCTTGCCTTCTGCTTCACTGCGCATCAGGCGAATATTGCCTGAAGTCGTGCCAGTGCCAGTTGCCAAGGTCGGGGTGCATTGTGCATCGAGTGCTTCCATGAAGTCGCTGCCGGCATAGATAGCAGCACGACCACCAGGGGTCTGACGCTGCTTCAGTTTCCAGTAGCCCTTGCGAAGGAGAGCCAGGCAGTCAACCGAGCCGGCCACCAGGTTACTCACATCGATGTTTGCGATGCGAACCACATAGCGCCAGTCACGAACAGACAGGCCAGTGTCCCAGCAGAACTTCTCGCGGTAGACATCGTACAGACCGCCATCAACCGTTGCGTTAGCAGCGATCTCTTTGGTGGTTTTGCCTTTGTCTTCACGACTAAGCCCAGCCTTCGATCCTTTCGGATACAGACCGTGAACCGTGCGAGGACCCCATACAACCATCCAGACGGATGTCAGGTCGGTACCACCGTTAGACCAGGCATCGACAATCTGGCCACCGTTAGCGGCAGACAGCGAGTCGAATCGTGGACCAAGGCCCATGAACTGCTCTGGATCCGTGTCGGTGTTGCCGTAGAACACTGCAGTCGCCATCTGGCGATTCATGCCTTCGATGAAGGCTGCTGCTTCGTTCATGCGGAACTGACGCGGGTTGTTGGAGAGTTCGACCAGTTTGGCATCAATCTCAGACCAGGCTTCGAGCATGCCGCAGGTGTCTTCTACCTGGGTGGTCTCGCCTTTCTGAGGTTGTACACCCTGGTACAAACGTCGCCAGGTCGCCTGGGGGATACCCGAGCGTGTGGTGGTGAGATGTTTCGTGCCGTTGTTGCACTCGGCAAACGGCATGTCCTGGAGAATAGGGTTAGTATCCTTCAGGATCTCGATGATGTCGCCCTGCACGTTGCCGGCATAATCTGACTGTTTGGCCAGATCCAGTAACGTTGGGTAACTTGCGGATAGCGTTGCCATGATAGTGGCTCCTTAATTACATTGTGGACAGAATGGTTTAGCCATTCACCTTTGGTGTCGTACCTGCATACATTCGATCAGCAGGATCACCATCAGCGGTGGCCGCATCGCCAGTACCGGGTTGATCTTCAACAAGGTGTTTTCCTATCGCCAGGCAGAACCGGAACAGTTCGGGATGGTTACCAGCACCTGTCTGGTTAAACATCTCCTTGAGTTCTGGCGTACCAAACTTCTCGACAGCCGCTGAAGCGATGCCAGCGTTCTTCTCAAAGTTCGGACCACCCAGGGAAGGATCAGCCTTGATCTCTTCAACCCAGCCATCTAACTGCTTAGTGAAGGCTTCCTGGCCGGCCTGGGCATCTTCAATGCGCTGCTCAGTAACCATCTTGGTCAATGAGTTCGCCTGTGCCTGGGTCAGCCCAAGGTCTTTGAATACCGTGTTAGCACGAGTCGCCAGGTTCTGGTCGATCTCCATGCCTTCGGGCATCTCGAACTTGTAGTCACCTTCTGGGACCTGGGAGTCGGCCACATTGGCCTCACCCTCATCACCAGCAGCTTCTTCCCCTGCTTTGTCTTCGGCTTTGACCTGCCCAGAACCTTCTGGAGTAGTGGTCGCTGTCGTTGATGTCAGCAGGGTTTCTTCTGACTGCGAATCGCCATCGGTACTGGTGTCATTCTGCCCGTTGTCAGTTTCGGTAGTCATTGGATTCGTTCCTCTCTTATCGTTGTGGTGGTTTCAATAATTCGTGTGCTGCATCTATATCAACCTTCGCCAGGTCAGCCCATATCTCGCGACCGAAGTCCTGGCGACCTGCTTTGTGATACGTCATCGAGTTACCAGTCATCACGCTCTGAAACATTCCACTGCGAGCGATGATATCCGACATTACTCTCTGAAACTCTGGCATGCCGAGCAAAGTAGTACGGTCCTTCTCCAGGCGATCCTTCCACTGCGTGAGTTTCTTTAACTCCGCTGCCCGCTGCTCTGCTGTGCCTTCTCGATCAGGTGCCTTCGATGTCACTGCGGAACTCCAGCCAGGGCAGACAGCGCAGTGCCACGTTCAAGACTCGCGTTGCCCAGGGACTGAGCAGTCTGTGCAACCTGGGCAGCCTGTTCAGCCTGTTGAGCTGCTTGCATCTGTTGCTGCTCGGCTTCCATGGACGCTTCGGCTTCATCATCGCTGTAGATAACCTTCGGCGGTGTGCCCTTGGCTTTGGCGTATTCATCGACTGCTTGCATCGAGTTGAACTTATGCCTGGCTTGCGGGAATACCTGGGATAGTTGCATTGTGAATGCAGCGGTTGCTTCTATGCTGGCAGTGCTGACTGCCTTCTGTGCTTGTGCCAGGACACTAATGTATTCGACTCGCAGCTTCTGTCCAGAGAGTTCTGGGGGTGCAGGTGGGAGAATACCAGCGCGCTCAGCAATACCAAATACACGATCAATAGCAGGATCAAGTGCCTCATTGTTGAGTCGCTCCAGGACGCTGCCAAGCATCAGTAGTTTCTCTTCCTTGCGCTCTGCTATCTCGGTGGCAGTGATCTGCGCTCGGTCCATTTCGGTGATCATCATGAACAGATCAGCGTAGAAGTGCCGATCGATCCTGGCTTCCTTCTCCCTGATGTCCTCTGTCAGTTCAGAAATGCGGGGGTTCACATCATAGACAGACTGCAGCCCAGGCTTACCCGTTGCAGCCATGCCTGGAATGTAAGTCAGACCGCCAGCGATTAAGTCTGCACCGCTTGTGGCAAGTACGCTGTCGCCGACTAATGGTGGGTTGTGCATCTTCTCGATGGCGATCTGTTTATCGATCTCTTCGATCTGAAGAGACTTGTTCGTGCCCAGGCTGTTCAGCCCTGGGTATGCGCTGGCGTACACATCCTCGCCGGCAATCTCCCACCTGGGAGCAATGAATGGTTTCTCCTGGAAGCCGAGTTGTGCCAGGACAGCATCGTTGCGACCGGCGGTCTCAACATAGATCGAGCGATACAGCATGTCCCTGGACAGCGGCGATCCATACTTCATGGTGCTGTTAGGCTCAATGGCATGGATCACAGGCACTCGCTCATCGTAGTTGCCCTTGTCCCACAGGTTGATGACAGCCTGGCTCGGTGTCTTCTTACCGAATCGCTCAACAACCTGGCGCACAGTCATCTGGTATTCGCGATACAGCGTGTCCACATCACGCTCGCCATTCACCGCCAGGAAGTACGAGCCCACCGTGTAGGGTGCGCAGCGGATGACGTTGTCGAAGTTCTCATAGATGCCGATGGGCATCTGACCGAATGCACCGATCTCCTGGTACAACGAGTGCATGCTGTTGTAGAAGTTGGATCTCGCGAAGATCAGCAGCATCAGTTTCTGAGTCTTGGACAGCCATTCCTTGACTGGTGCGTACTCAGCCATGTCAGGGTCTGGTGTGGTCAGTTCAAACCAGGGCCTGGCCGGCGAAGTGATGCCAGCTTGCATGCCGGCTGCCTGGACGTTGCTCGCCAGTTTCGCCTTCTCGTTGTACAGGTTCTCATTGCGCCTGGGGTGCAGGTCCTGTTGATCACGAAGGAAGCGCCCCCTGGATCCCAGGATGTAATCGCTACAGTCCTGCCAGGTGGTGATATACGGGGTGCGCTCTTTGTCGAGCGCCTGGTGCCGTTTGAGTATCTGGTCGCGCAGTTCTTTAGACATTATCCGCCCAGAACAGTCTTACCTGTCGGAGCCTTACCCGTTGCACCTTGTGCGCCAGTTAAGATGGTGTCCTTGGAGCCATATGCAGCCAGTTGCCGGCGACGCTCTTCTGCGCGTTTGCCTGACACTGCTTCATAGTTGGCTGGCTCTGCTGGAGGTGGTGGTGGATCTGGCACTTTGGGTGTGGATAGGCACATATGTCAGTCTCGCTTCTTCAGCCTTCGGTTGATCGGGTTATCACGCTGCTGTTCCTTGGCTCTCGCCTTGGCATTCCTGCGTTGCAGTTTAGTGGCCACCGGCATTGCTGTAGTCAGCGCCAGGGCGTCCAGTATGTCGGGACTGCGCCCGTTGATCTCCTTGAAGGTGTCCTTTGGCGGCAGTTTGAACTTGCCATCCATCATCGGCATGGTCTCGGTGGCCATCATCTCATCGTAGAGATCCTGGTCATCAGGAAACACCATGCCCTCCTTCAACAGTTCACGGACGTTAATATACATCTCTGCCCGCTTGTTGAAGCAGTCTTCCCTACTACTTTTGCCAGAGAACCAAACCAGGTTCCAACCTCGGCCCAGGGTTCGACCGACAGATACGATGCCAGTACCGTATCCTCCATCGATGTTTACGCAGTCGATCTCGTGCTCATCCTCGAGCCTGGCGATCAGGTTGCCCATCTCGATATCGTTGTCGTTCTTGGGATACTTGCCCAGGATGTCCACCTTGAGCCCCTGGCGCATGACGATGGTGAACAGGTCATCTCCTTCCCAGGCAGGATCCACGCCCAGGATCTTAGGCGCGAAGTTATACGACTCCTCGCGCAGGTGGGCACCAAAGCCTCGCTCGATATCCTCGGTATTGAATAGCTGGCTTGCGCTCATGCTGGGGAACTGACCGAGCACTCGCACCTTGAAGAAGTCAGAATCAGCACCGTACTGTTCAGCCCACCTGGCGAATAGTTTCTTGTTGGTGCCCTCAACATCGCGGCTATCAACCTGCTGCGTATACCACCACTTCTTGAATCTGCGAAAGCATTCGCGGAATCTGCCCTTTGCCCTGGTTGGGTTGCCAAACACAATCCAGATGATCTGTGTGTTTTCATCGGTCATCGCTCCTTCGGTCACTTCCCAGATCCTGTCGTCGATCGCAGAGCCTTCATCCATCACCACCAGGATACGCTTGCCTTCGTTGTGCAAGCCGGCGAATGCTTCAGGGTTGGTGGCGCTCCAGGGAATGAAGTCTGCCCGCCACGCCTTCTCCTGGGTCTTGTGTTTGCTGAATATGGACGTTGCTGTGTAGACGAAGAAGTCAGCGGTGATCCTCATGCGAGCCCACTTCGTGACCTCTGGGACCGTCTTGGTTCTTAGCTGGCTCTCGGTGTTCGCGGTTACATTGGCTCGGGTGCCAGTCAGTGTGTCCAGGGCCCAGGATATGATCATGCCAATGAGGGCTGACTTGCCAATGCCGTGCCCACTTGCCACTGCGATCATGCACGGCTCGAATCTCTTAACTGGATCAGCCAGGTGATCACGGATCTGTCGGAGGATATCAACCTGCCACTCGCGTATGGTCTTGTTAGCCAGGGCACCGACTCCCCAGGGGAATGCCCAATATGCGTAGCCAAGAGGATCATTCCTGTACTTGACCAGGTTATCGATGATGTCCTGGACAACATCCTGGTCCTCTGCCGGCGCTGCATTAGTCACCCTTGCCGCCCTGGAGAAGTTTCAGTTCCCTGGCCTCGCCCTCGATGACGTTGGCTTCAGCCTGGACCAGCTTGTCATAGTATTGATCGACCAGGTTCACCTGGGCATGCACTTCCTTCGGCAGGATCCTTCCCAGCAGTGTGCAGAATATAGCTGGATTGTCTTCAGCCACACGCACCAGGTACTGGCGGCCACCAACCTCATGGAATGCGCCCATGATGGCATCCTTGAGTTCAACGGTTGTTTTGTTCTTTGAACCGGGTTGCCTCCCCCCTGTTTTCTTACCATTAGCCATTCCAGACACCTCTGTTTTAGACGTAGCCGAGCCTGATATCGTCAATGATGTCCAGGTCTTCATCGGTCAACAAAGAAGCCATTGTAGGGCAATTTGTGCGCCTGGTTTTATTGAAGCGATGATCCAGGCATGCCTGGGTGACAACCTGGTAGAACGTAGTCGCTGGGATCCTGGAATCGAACACGCCCAGGAAGCGATCTGCTTTGTTATTTTCCCTGATCAGGTCCTCTGCGGATCCATAATACTTGAAGACACAGATCCAGCCCTTGGCTTTCCAGTTCTGAGGGTGCTGTACGAATACCTGGTATTGCTGTCCTGGGTGAGATTCAATCTCTTGATACGCCTGGGTCAGTAGCATCCTTGCGCCTCGACATCTCTTCGACGTAGGCATTGTAATCACACTTCCAGCGTTGTTGCCACCACTCGCGCCAGGTGAGCCGGTAGTTTTGGCCTCGATCCTTGGCTCTCAGGCTGCTCGGTGTCTCTTCATCCAGCTTGTGCCAGATCGCTCGAGCCTGGCTCAGTTTGAGTTGCTCCCTGGGCATGAGGGCTTCATAGCTGGCTTCGGCTATTTCATACAGGCTCTTTGGCATAGTTGTCCACCAGTGCGAACGAATCCCCACGCTTCCTTGCCAGGACATCGGCATCATCGATCTCCAGGCCGGATCTCTTCGCCTCCCTCCTGGTTGGAAAGACCTCCGCGTATCTCAGGTTATAGGGCTCTATCAGGTGATCATGTTTGCCACCCTTGCTCGCGGTCATCACCAGGTTATCTGGTATGTGCGCCAGCCTGGCTATCCAGAACGGCAGACTCTTGGTGAATGCCCAAAAGCGTATGTCGGGCTTAACCATCGCGATTGACACCCAGGCATCGAAGTATTCCTGCGACCAGAAGTCTCCTCCAGTGTGGATCCTGATCTGCGTAGCCTTCGCCGGCAAGCTGTCCCATATCAAATCCATCATCTCGATCTGCTTTAGGCCCAGGAGCGCGGCGTAGTTGTGCCACACCTGGTTGCGCACAGCGGGGAAACGCTCCGACACAGCCGAGTAGCACCTGAACTTACAATGTCTGCCCTTGGTCATCTTACCGCTGTGGCGATCTACGGTGACCAGGCACTCCCTGGCACCAGGACAAGTGTGGCCACTCGGCAGGTTAAAACACCAGACCCCTTTGCCCAGGTAGCTGTTGCCCCTGCTGAATTTAAGCATCTGTGTCATTTTACCGCCAATAGGTTTTTATCCATGAGCACCTTGATGCCTTCACGCAATACACGGTATCGCCACTCCCAATCGTTCTGGCCACCCTGGATGCAGCTGTGTCCTCTCCTGTCTGTCAGTTGCCGGCCATCGCGATAGTCATGGCACCAGGTACACAATGGAGCACCGAATATATCGTCACACTTCTGGCCCATGCCGGCATCGTGATATGGGTCATGAGCCCACACTGCATCAGGGTGGCCACAGTTCACACAGACAACATCCGGCTCCCTGGGAAGGTTGCGGATCTTCTTGTTGACCTGGCTCATATCGCCCTGATGCCTTTCACCAGGGTCCAGCCATATCGCTTCGCCTGGTTGGCATGCGTACCGCAGACCCATTTGGTATCGCCATCAGATCGGGTCACCAGGTACTTCGACTTGAATGCACATCGATGGCTGTTGCCGACACCGCCGTAAGTGACCTGCTCTTCGCATTTGCTTGGTGCTGTCAGTGTGCTCATGCCTTATTGCTCCCAAAATATACGGCCGCGTCGTGGGTCATATCAGCCACCC